CCGTTCGTACAGCGCGTCAATGTGTTGTTGTGTTTTCATAGGAATGTTACTTTTCTGGTTTCGTATCCATCATCACCAATTGCCACTATGTGGAGCAACAGGTCGTCAAAGTCAGCGAACGTGCGGATGTAGTTGTTCTCGCAGTTGGCTGCCTCGTTGTATGTGTGTAGTGCTACTTTCATGCTCCGTAGTTTACAAAGATTTCACGTTCAGTTTCGAGGTCGTAGATGGCCCGCTCGCCTCGCTTGTGAGCGATTTCGAGAGGGACTTTGAACGACTCTACGTTGTCGTACAGGCTGCACAAGTCGATGACAATGCGCTCACCTGCATCGGGGTGCTGCTCCACCCAAGTACCCAAGACAACAGATTTGCCATCTCGAACCATCTCCTCCGCTTCGCGGTGCGCTTGCAGGAAGACGTGCTTGAAGGCTTGAGGATTGTCGGACTTGACAAACCGTTCGTCCGTGAGTCCGCCCACTACGTATCCACGTTGGGGCATATAGTGTTCGAGGCAAGAGCCATTCATCCACATAGTCAGGGAGCATCCGCCCTTGAGCAGGGTGCGACCGTATACGAGGCACATGACCTCGAAAGCATTTAGATTTTCCATTGAAAAAGATTTTGAAATTAGAGCGGCTCAGGGATTCGAACCCTGCGACACTGACCTCCACTCCCGTTCCCCGTGCACTGGGTACTTGGGCAGGCAGCCGCTGTGTGATTGCTCAGAAGTTCTGAAAGTCAATCGAAGTATTTTGAGCGAAGGCTGCACCAACTAAGCGACAGCCTTCGTAGTCGCGGATGTGATCGAAGTACGTATACGCATCTACCATCTCGTCCACGCTGAATTCGAGGAAGTGATTATACATTTCGTTTGAAGATTAGAGTTAAGGCCTCGGTGATGGTGTCTTGCAACATCCAAGTTCCTTCCGTGTACTCGCCGTCCACCTCCAGTACGTCCTCGTCCAGAAGTGTGGGCATATTGTCGAGCAGGTAGTCCGTGACCTCGATAGCCACGTCGCGGATTTGGTCTTTGTCCATCATCGGTCGAGTTTGAAAGATTCGTCTGCTATGTAAGTGCTGACCACCACGTAGGCAAGGCCAATCGCATACCCTACCCAAGTCATTGGGCAGAGTTTACGAGGTCTACCAATCGCATCTGCTCGTCACAGGAGAGCAGGTCGAACTCCGCCGTGCAGGTGACGGTAGAACCGAGGAGTTGAACATCGTCGAAGAGGGCCGAAGCCATTTGCGCTTTCTTGCGCTGTTGTGTGCTGTGTAGCATATGAAAGAGATTTTGAGTTTGGCTGAATTGCCGACAACAAAGATAGGGCAAAGAATCCCTAAATCCAAATTTATTTTTTTACCCTATAGGGTAGATTTCCATTTCATCATCGAAATCATCGACGACTTCGAGCATCTGCCACGTCTGTCCGTCCGCACTCCAGCTCACGGCAGTGTGCGATTCACACGCTGGCTCGAACACGTACTCCGCGTCCTCGACCTCGCACACATAGCAGACCTCACCCTGAACGAGGAGTTGAGCAGCCCACTCGCAGGCTGCCTCCTCGTCCACGAAGTTCCGCTTACAGCGAAACTCTCCACATCCTTCCCCAAAGGGGAACACAAAAGCAAAAATTGGTTGTTGCATAAATCTTTGATTTATAAGGGTTTAACTAAAACTTCGTTTTACACTGCGGGAGCGAAAGATGGCTCCAACATCGGATTGCCAGAGGCAATCAACGCCTCTGCCTCCAGACGCTCTTGCTCCAAGCGAGCAGAGCGGAGTCGAGCCATTGCCTCCTCTGGCGACTCTCCTGGAAGGAGAGTCAGCTTCATTTGTTCTTTCTTTCGAACCTTCGGTTCGACGACCTGAACCTCTTTACGAGGTTCAAAAGGTTGAGCCTCGCCACCGTCAACTGCGTTGACGACTTTGGTTTTCTGAACCTTGCCAACTTTGTTGGCAGTAGCTGTCTTAGCTTGAGTTAACTCAAGCCCAGCAGTTGACGACCTTTTAGGTCGTCGAACTGCTTTCTTAGAAG